GAAAACACCAAGTTGGACAACTGCTCTTTTTAAAGAATCTGAAACATTGTCACCCATTATCGCCGACGTGAAAAGACTTTGCGCGGTGTTTGCTGTGAATTGTGCTGCTTTTTTTGATTCATCCGCTATTTGTTTATTTTTATCTACAACAACCGGCAAAAGATCAAGCTTCATTTTTTCAATACCAAATTCTTCTTTTTTTAATTCTACATTTCTTGTATTTGCTTGAAGTCCAAAATCTTCTAAAGTTCTTGTATCTTCTCCTTTTATAAGATCACTTATTGACCTTCTTGCTGATACCATAGCTGATCGTGTTTTTTGTATTGCACTAACTGCCATACTTGCCATCCCTGATAAACTATTTGTTACAGAAATAACCGCCGGTTTTAAAATAAATCCAAGTTCTTCGCCTAAATCACCAAATTGATTTTTCATTTGTTCAATCGAACCCGCTAAAGTATTGGTTGTTTCCTTCGCTTGTCCTCCAAATAAATCTGCAATTACCTTGACAGCTTCTCCCGCTTTCATTTCTTCGGCTGTCAAATCTCTTAATTGTGGTATTAATTCGCCAAGCTCTCCACTTAATCCACTAAAAGTTTTTGCTGTATTTCTAACGGCTGACTCTAAAGATATCCCGGTAGCTGCGGAAAGGTCAACAGAAGCCGATATAATGCTTTTTATTTGTTCTTCGTTAAATTTTAAAGACGCAAGAAAAGCTTGTTGCGATATGATAACTTCATCGCCAAAAGTTGTGACCTTTTGCAATGCTGAAGCTTGTTCCAAAAGATTTTTTGAAGTTCTCCCAAGTGCGGTCGAAAGTTGTTTTTCTGCTAGTTCTTGTTGCGCTGCTAACTCGATAACGCTTGAAAGTCCTGATACGATTCCTTTAGCTGCGAAGAATACTGCACCGGCTTTGGCCGCAGCTTTTCCCATTTTTGCAATACCACCTTCAACGCCTTTTAAATCGTCTTTTGTTTTCTTTGCTCCAACTAATCGGAGTTTTAACAATAGGTCTTTAATCGCCATTTTCTTTCTTTCCTTTTTCTTCCATACAAGCAGTCATTTCATTGTCAATTATTGTAAAACAATCTAATCGATGCGCTGAAATATCATCAAGTTTGCCAAGCGATATGTTGAATCGTTTGATGTAATTATATTCGTTTATCATATCATAGTGCCAAGATTCAAGCAAATAAGAACAATCTGCAAAGAATGGAACGGTATAGTACAAAATTTGACCATCGGTGTAATGTTCACTAGGTTCACAAACTTTGTCAATAATATTCCATATGTCATCGATCGTGTTTATCCTTACCGCGTTGTGTTTATAAGTAACCGGGAGTTTCGCCACAGTATAGGGGAGGCGACTATATGATCTAGGCGGTTTTGGAGTACCGAAAAAACTGCACCAAACCGCAAGGCTTAACCCCCGGAATCCTTTTTTGCCGGATCAATCCCTAAGTATTCAAGAAATACCGCTTGAAGAACTTTGTCAATATCAGGCATTTCCATTCCTTGAAATTCTACTTCGCCTAATCCGGCTATTTCGCCCACACGCTCAAGAACTGCGTAATATGCGTCAACATCCATCTTGCCTTCCCACCAAGTCATTGCGTTCAATTTATGCAATTCCCTTCTTTCTGCGTATGTGCATTCGTTTATTATGTATTCTTTTCCATCGACTTTAATTGTCATTTTTTGCGCTCCCGTTTTTATTATGTTGTAGTGATAGTAAACAATGCGTTTGAACCGTCCGCCATCGCTTTGAATGGCAAGTCAATAAAGACTCCCGCATCCGTATTCGTGTGGGTGTATCCGGTATATTTAGCGGTTGGAATATCAAAGTCAATTGTTGATCCGTCGCCAATACTAATATTTACGGAAGTTCCCGCTCTAAAATCTGCGATTGTATCAATTACATTGTTATCAAGTTTTGCGCTTACTGTACCCGTTACGTTAATTTGACCACCTCGCATATAAGCGGAAGGTTCGTGACTAATTGAATTGACAGTTGAAAATCCTACTCTTTGAGCCGGATTTGATATGGTCATTTCAAAGTTATTTAAAACAACGTCATCGCTTCCAATTGACATCGTTGTGCAATCGAAAAATCCTTTTGTGAAATCTACTGCGGTTGCGTTCGCGGATGTTCCTTCGGTTCCTATTACCGGTTGATATCCACTAAAGAAAACACCTGAAGCGGTAAGTCTTCCGCCGTTAACGGTTGGGTTCATTGATAGTGTCAACTCTTGTAGAATGGACGAGTGCATCAAACGATCTTCGTCAGCGTCAGGCGATGAAACAACAACGCAAGCATATTCGCCGGTTGATGCGCCTTCCTCGTATGCAACCGTTGCTTGGTTGCCGGTCATAGTTGTTGTAACGCTTGGCGAATCATCTTCCGACACTAATTGAAGCAACATTTGAAGAACGGTTTCGTTTTCAACTGCGTAATCGCTAAAAGTAAAAGTATATGTTCCGCCTTTATTGACAACGATATGGTCGTCCGGTCTTAATATTCTTTGTCCTGATCGTTCTATTTCTGCTCTTTGTGAACCCTCTGCAAAATCAATATCATTAACTTCGGGTGTTCTTAATTTAAACAATGTTCCGGATACACTATTCGCGCCAAGATTGCCCGTTTGAATTGAAAAGAACGATTCAAATTGTTTTCCGGAATATACTGTTTTATCTAAAACTGCCATTATTTATCCCTTTTTGTTTTTTTTATAATGTATCCACCATCCAATAATTCTTTGGGCGGATTCTTGATGTCAACTTCTTTTCCTTCTGCCAATGCTTTTGCAACTTGTTTTCCAAGTCCGTGATAATCATTGATTGAATTGAAAGAGTTTATATTTTTTCCAATAATATACTTCATACATAGACCTCCGTAACGGTACAATTAAACGACATATTAGCGCGAAAGATGTCAAGATTTTCTTCGTCTTGTTCATATTCAATCGATTCAATACGTCCATCGTGGTATTTATAAACACCTGACGGCGAATAATGTGCGTTGTTATGAATTAATCTTTTTACGTTTTCAGCCGTTGAAATTAAATTTTCTTTTATTCTTTTGAATCCTCCTCCGCGAATCAATGTATATACAATATTTACAACATATGAACGCGATTGACCACTTGCAAAATGTTCAATTAATGTATCTTCTCCCGGATCAAGAACAAACGATTGATTTCCGCGATGTTCATCAATGACCGGTATATTAAATTCATTTCGCATTAAATCCTCTAATGATACCATTACATTTTCAAAAAAGGTGTTTTGAAAAGAATCGGAATCGCTTGTTCCATAATTAAACGTGTTTGATTCTTCAGAAAATAAATTATTATTTTCCGCAAAAAGTGGAGATTGTAACGTTGCCATTAAATGCGTTCCGCTTTAGCGTGTTTGACTGCCATAGTTCGTGAATCTAAAACGCCTGAGATTTCAATTTCCCACTCATCATTAATAGTATACACGCCAGGCGAAAACCTGACCGCCATTCCTCGTCCTATGTCTTGAAATGATCCGTCTATAATCTCGGCATCTTTTACAATCGATGTTTTCAATCCGGTATCATCAGAAACAAATGTTGAATATTTAACAGAAGAAGCCGAACCCGTTGCAAATGTCCCGGCGGTTGTTATTATAATTTTTACAACATCCCAATCAACGCTTGGCGTTCCTTTGACATCAATGATTGAACCGGTTGAACTTGCATTAATTGATATCTCGCGAAGAATACCATCGTGTTTCGCCATTCCCTCATCTTGATATAAAGCGATTTCGCCTTTTCTTAACATATCCAAAAATCCGGTTCCATCAGGATTCATTGCTTTATTTAATATTTCTTCTGATTTTTCAAAGTCAAATGGACGAACAAGATCAGAAACAGCAATAATTGATGTACTTCTTACTATTATTTCAGGAAAGTTATTTCCCGTTGCTGATTCCATACCAACGCCTTTACGTGGATATATTGGAAAAGGTAAAACATTTCGAACCATATCAGAAGCTTTTTTTACTGCTTCAAGTTTTAGATCTTCCCAATCGCGACCGCCTTCAATGACCGAGCTATTCAATAACGATGTTGACGAGTTGGTCAAAAACAAACTTAGCAATCCGGTTGATGAATTATAGTTGTATTCTTTGTTTGAGTTTGGTGTATCGGTTACGCTTGTTAATTCTTCGCCATCTTTAAATAGTTGTGTCACGTGACCGGAAGAATAAAGATAATACAAATCAGTTGTTCCGGAGGATTGCCAATCGCTTTGCAATACACGGCGCATATTATAATTATTTATATTTGGTTCTATATATTGCAAATCCGTTGTTGAATTCGCGTAAACTGCTTCATAACTACTCATAATATGTAATCCTATTTTTTTCTTCCATATTTATTTTGACAGGGATTTCCAAATCGTTTATCAATGCTAACAGTTCAACAATGTCGATGTAATGTCTTTTAGGTTCATCATTTAAGGCGTTTATATCTATCTTCCCGGCCTTTTGTTTTATTATGCGAATGTTATCATCAAGGTTCATACTTTGACCGCCCTACGAAACCAACCAAACCAAAACTTTTCTTGTGAAGGTTTGCGGATAACTATCTTTGCAAACTTTAAAACGCGATAAGCTCTCAATCTGTCCGGCTCAAGGTTTTTACAAGCTCCGATCGTAGCCGAGCCAACTAATCCATCTTCTTTTATCTTGTAAGTGTTTTTCCCATTACAAGCTTGTTGCAAGACTTTCGCAGCTCCCCGCCTTCCAAAGTTGACAACCATATCAAAGTAAACTTCGCGTAATTGATTTGGAAGCTGTTCAGCTTTTGACGGAACCCAATAATCTTCGTAATAGATTTGTTTAGCTTGGTCAACAGAAAGATTCTTAATATCTAAATCCGGATATGCTTTTTTAGATATGCCAAGATTTGTTTCGCCACCCGCGTCGTCTTTGTCATTCACATAACCGCCTTCAGATTCCAAGACGTGATCTATTATTTCATCAAATGTCATCTTTTCCAAGCTATCTTTAAAAGTGCGCCCATAACGTCTAAAATCTCTTTCATTATCTGTTTGCGTTCTTCGCTGTCAAGTTTGCCGTCATCTTCATACGCTTCTTGTAATGCTTTGAAAACTTCTTTTAATTCGTCAACAAGTTTCTTGTATTTTAAACCTACCATTGTTGCGCCACCGGCTACAACCAACCCCATCAAATAAAAGAAATTTGTCCAATTGAACCAATCTAACATTTTATTCTCCTTTGAATAAATATGCGATGAATCCGCCAAAGATAACCGACAATACCGATCCGATACCTTGAATCGCTGACATTTTATTTTCTAAAGCTCTAACGCGTCCATTCTGCATTTGAATCTCAAGTTTTGTATCCGTTGCTTCTTTGTGTACTGCTTCAAGTGTTGATTCTATCCTTGCCAATCTTTCAACTATATCGGTTCGATATTGTTCAGTTTCCGGCTTTGTCATCTTTTTTATTTTTCTTTTCTTGTGCTTCTAAAGCTTTTTCATAACCTTCAATTAAATAATTCAATTCATTTAAATTAGTTGTCAAGGTTTGTCTTTGCTTCTTTAGTTCTACAAGTCGTTCTTTTTGCATTTTGCCTCCCTATTATTTTACTCGGAATCAGCTTCTAATTTTTCTTGCCAAGCTTGTTTTACTTCATCTGTCCAAATTGAAGATGCCATTCCTTGTATTTCATTTGATTCTGAAGAAACATCCATATCCGGAGTTAAAACCCTTCGCTTATATGAATAAGAAAGTTCTTTTCCATCTTCAATTATTGCCGTTCTTGTTCTTTCGTTGATATGTTTGTAAGCACTTCTTATTTCATAATCATAAGTTATTTGTTTTTCTAATGCCATTTTATTATCCTTTATTTTTTATTCTTTCCATCTTAATTATCCAATTAAGCTTGAATTTTTTTTAACTAAATCAATTTACACACTATAACAAAATGAAAAACTAAATTCGGTTGAGGTCGTTATTGTGTTAGCGTTTAGATATGACCACCCGGAATTATCGGTTGTCATTTGTATTGAAGCCGTGTTTTGACTAGCATAAGAAGATATGTGAAGCGAATTTACAGCGTCATCAAAATTACAATTTTGTATTGAAAACGGGCCAATAAATCTTTCTGATAGATCAGTAAAATCCCCAACCGTAAAAGGCAAGTTTAAAAACAGAGTTCCGGAAGGACTACTTACTGAACTAACGCCAACTTCACCGGAAACAAAGACTTTTCTTCCTATTTTCACATAATGAGCTTCGTTTTTACTTGAAACGAAAGTAATGCTACCACTTGACATTGAAGCTGTAATCGTGTATGTCCCTTCTTCGTAATCATCAAGACTATTTGCATCTGAACTCGCTCCTTGTGTTCCCGGAAATTTAATACTTCCATTTCCGGTTAATTCAATAGAAGCTTCAGATTGAGTCTGATTTATTTTAATTCCAACATCGCCACTTTGAACGTTGTCAATAGATAACTTTGCTTCGCTTGGATCGGTGTCGCCGATACCTATGTTTCCAACTGTATCAATCCGCATTCTTTCGGCTAAACTTTGAGTTGTTGTTTTTGTTGCAAAAGCAATCCCGCCATCGTCTTTTGGTGAAGTGGACGGCCCAGTAAATAAAGTTATTTGTGAAACTGTTGTATTGTTCCAATTCCCTTTTAAAAAAGCGATATTATCAGCAGCCGAAGAAAGATTGGCATTAAATATTAATGTATTTGATGCGTCGCCCTTTGTTAGTGTAAGATTACCGGCTGAAGCGGTATCGCCTGATATATCAACCGCGCCATTTATATCAATCGTGGTTGCGTTTAATTCTAATTCTGTGTCGGATACTAAATCAAGCACACCATCCGCGCTTTGATGTATATATGTTCCGTTATCCCCAAATTCTAAACGATTTGTTCCGGTCATCATTAACGCATCGGTTGCTATTGTAAATCCGAATGTTGTTCCGTTGTCGCCGTCTTTTACTGAAACGTGTGTTGTGCCGTTTCCTCCGCCATCCGCGTCAACGTGTAAAAGTTGTTCAAATGAACTTGCTATACTTTGTGAGCCTAATGCTGCCATTTTTATATCCTTTCCATAATATAAGTTGCACGGCTATTCCGTGCGGTTTAATCAATAAATGCAAATTTTCTTTTTTCTTCTTCAAATTTTGTCAAAATACTGCCAAAGGTTATGTATTCGCCAAGCTCTTTCAATCCTTCGGTTACGTCGTGAATGTCTTCGCCAACTAAGTTTTGACCGGCTTTTTTCAATGCAACAGAAATTGGAAGATTTGAAACACCCGGGCCTTCAAGATCATTCGCCCAAGTCTTCAACATTTGCATCAAACTTCCGGTGTATCCTAATTCTGACAATCCCGCCCTCATAGCGTCATTGAATGACATTGCATCGGTTGTCCCGGCTACGTCAAGGAAGTATTCCTTCAATACTGAATTTATATGTCTTTTACTTCCTAAAGCCATTATTTAGCCTTTTTATCTTTTTTCTTTTTAATCTCTTTTCCGTCCTTATCGCATTCAACAAAGCGTTCTTTCAAAGATTTTAGATCGTGACGTTCTTTGTCGTATTCGAAGATTATTCCTGATTCTTTTTTAAAATACATTTCTTTTTCTTTCCCAAGATAGGGGCGGATAAACCGCCCCGTATCATTGTTTTATTTAGCTAACGTCTGAAAGTATAGTTACACCAAAAGCGTCTTTTACTTCGACTTCGCCCCAAAAACCGGTCGCAACGTACTCAGTAGAACGGAAAGAAGCGTTTCTTTCTGTCTCAATACGCATTAGACCTTCAGGGCCAACTGCTAATCCCATCGCACCGGCTGAGAACATAAAGGAAGCGGTATCCCCGCCCGATGAAACATCATCATCAATTTCATTCGAGAAATAAATATCGATGCCACCGAGTGACGTAACGAATCCACGTGACAAGAATTCTTGCCCTTGTTCGCCAAGAAGTGAAGCAGGTTTTGAGTTTGATCCGGTAACTGCAACGTCTACAAGTAAACCTTGCAAACCTTTTGCGCCAAAGATTCCTTTGTCACTCATAACTAAGTTATAAGGTGCGGGTGCGTTTGCAGCTCTTAACTGTCTTAATCCACCAAAGATGTGATCAAGTGTTAATTGAGTTCCTGCGCCACATTCGGTCTGTGAAAAAGACTTTCCTAATGTGGTAAGGTCTGCATCTAATTTTGCACCTACTGCATTTCCAAGAATCTGTCCGGTATTACCGGCGATGTCGTCAGCGTTACCCATAACGGCAAGGTCGGTCACATCTGCACGTATAACGTGTTCAGATACGGTCGCGGTTCTTGCAGTTGTTGTAATGCTTGTTACTGTTGAATAGTCTGCACCGTCTGTGGCTGCGCCAACTGCTGATGAAGCAACTGCGCTATATTCAGGCCATTGAACGGTTATTGCGCCCGGAGGGCATTGTTTAACGGAGACCAAGGGGAACATAACGTTGGTTTCATTGAAGGCAATAATTGCGTCTCCAATGACTTTATCCAGACCACCTTGGGCTACTCCGGTATCGGTTTCAGCCATTTTTTAGTCCTTTACTTTTATTTGGAGGAACCCAACCGCCAAAATACTTTTTGGTCGATAAACGTTTTCCACGTGTTGCATTGTTTGCTCGTTCTTCTAATTCGTCGATCATTGTTTCGTATGGTACTTTCTCGCCTTTTATTGTGGCGTGAATATCTCCGTCCGGAAGATTCTTTTCTTTCAAATCTCCCTTTGGATCGAGATCAACTCCGAATGGTTTATACTTATTTGCCATAGCCAATCATTATCCCTTTTTTAACCCGAGTGCTTTGTTTATAGCTTTTCGGATCGCTTTCGGCCCATTCTTTCATAGAAGTATACCCACCATATGAACCGGGAGATTGATTATCAACCTTGACCGGTGTTGCGGTAGCGTATTCATTCGCGAGGTCTTCCAATACATCAATTGGGTGTCCTTTGAACTTTTCTTGTTTTGATTCAGGCAAACGCTCAAGCAATGCTTGACGGCGATTTGCTTCGTAAGTTTCCAAGCGTTCTTTAAAAGGCGACAATGATTCAACTTGACCTTGAAGTTCTGAAATTAATTCATCTTTCTTTCCGTCTTGTTGCATTCTTTCGTGTCGTCTTTTTTCTTCTTTTGTTTGAAGTTCGGCGAGTTGTGATTCAAGTCCTCGAATCTTATCTTTCTTAGCCATTACTTCTCTTAACAAATCCGACTGCCCGGAAGTGTCGGTTGTGGTCTGACCTTGAGTGGTCAACTCGTTGCCGTTTGCTTCGGCGTTTTCTTGTACGTTTTCTTGTACTGATTCTGACATTTTTTATGCCTCCTCGTTGTTATTAATAAAATTATCCAATTTTAATACTAACCTTTTTACTTGCGTATTTTTGTTGATTACGATTTATGTAATCACTTAATTCTTTTACGATCTTCTTTTCATTGACATCGTTGACACCAAATATATTGCGTCCCTTATCTGCATTGCCTTTGACCTTTAATCCATCGCGATATATTATATCGACACCTACATTCGTTGCTTTATCTGCTTTTATACTGTTTAACATTGTTCCGGTCAAACGTAGATTTGGAGGATTGACTTGTCTTGACTTTGAAACACCTTTTGGCCCGGCTTTTCCTTCTGATTTTTTTATTGAATAACTTGAAGTATATCCGGGAAACTTTTGTTTTTTTCCGGTGTTCTCATTTGTTCCGAATCCTTTGTCCGAATCTTTTACAATCCTTGTAACTGTCTTTCCGCCAATAGTCGCCCAAATCTTTCTTGGTATTGTTAAAATATCTTGCGCCTTCATTCTTTTAACTCCCAAGAATGACGACAATTGAATCCTCCCCGGACACCGAATGGCGTTCCACTTGCTCGGACTTCTGCTTCGGTATAACCTTGACTTGGTTCATTATCAAAAGTTTTTCTGCATATATCTCGCGTTCTTTCATCTAACGGGCCAACATATGTCCAATTGACATTTATATCTTCATAAACCTTTTGTCTTGCTAAGTCATCGAATTGCCTTATTCCGTCAGCAACCGCAACATTCAATTGACGTGTTTCAAGATTAATAGTTTCAGCTAAACGATTTACGATCGCGGAAGGTCTTTTGCCTGATATGATTCCTTTAAACAATCCGTCTTTTAAATCATTTGCATAAGCTGAAGCCTTGCCAAGTAGACTTTCAACTTCTAAGTCTTGCAATAATTGAAGTTGAGCAACAGAAGCTCCCGCAACTTGTTTAACTCCTCGCCTTGTCGCTTCTTCGTTTATCTTTGACAAGTCAGATTCATAAGCTTTCATTAATCCATTGACTGCGTTAGAATATCCCTTGTCAAGAAGTTCTTGAAAGAAATCCAATTCCCTTGCAATCTGAATCAATTCGGTATCGCTGAATTTGTCCAATTCTTGTGCTACACGACGCAAGTCATCAAGTAAGCGTTGTTCGACGTTCTTAATTTGAGTCATAAATGTATTGACCGGATCAGCCACCTAAAATCCTTTCAATTGCGGTTTGTGGTCTTGCGGGTTCTTCTACTTGATTGTTTTCATCAACACGAGCAATTAATGCTTCAAGGTCTTCTTGACTAATATCAGGATTGAAATATCTTATTAGATCGGTTCTATCCATCAATCCCTTGTCAAGCATAAACTCAAGACGTTTAAATTCTTTTTCTTGGTCAAGTGGGTATTCTACTTCCGCAAAGTCAACATAATAATTTTCGCCCATATCTTTACCCGTATGAACACGAATAATCTGACGATCAACTTCATATCTTTCGCTCTCCCAATCTTTCCATTTCGGGATATCGCTTTGACGCGATTCAAGGTTTTCCATTTCCATCAAACGCAATGCAGTTCCACTTGGTGCGTTGCCTTTTTCGTCCCATTTAATTCTTAAATGATTATTGATAGCCGTTTGATTTGCAAAGCTTTTGGAAACCTCAATCATTTGAAGGAGGTTGGCCGGAGAACTTACAAAAGAGAACGAACTTTCAGGCGGCATCAATAGAACGCGGTCAATACCAAGCTTCATATGTGTTGCTTCATCGATACCGGTTGCGACGGGTTGACCAAACGCGAAACGTGTGGCAAGTGCAATTTCTGTATTAACAATACCTATTTGAACGGCTGCGCGAACTACGTCGTTTGCTGCACTTGTGTATTCTGCAAATGTAACCGGTAATATTCCATATGGATTGCGGTCATTCTCTGTAACCGTTATCTTGCGTCCGGCTTGGTCATATTTAAAGTGCTTTCCTTCTATGCCGTCCCGATCGGCTGACCAATAAACGAATATTCTATTATTATTGTAGTCACGACCTACTTCATACGATACCGCGAATGGTTCTGATTCGCCATCCTTGTAATATCTTTTAAAGAATGGAATAAGATCATATTGAACCTTATCATTTACCCACTTAGAACGAAAACCCATACAACCGGTCAGCCAAGTTGTTTCTGTGTATTCTTGCGACTTAGAATCCAAGTGGTGTGTCAATGCAAGGTATTCTTGCGCTTGTTCGCCGTTTATCATTCTTTTAGGCGGTTTCTTATATAACATTTGACGCGCCCTTGCAAAGCGTGGAACAACCTTTTGCGGAAATACCGGCACTTGATTTAATGTGGAAGGGGAAAAGTATTGTTCAATATGTTGGTCAACGTTATCGTGATAATAAAAATCTAAAGCGGTCGCCCTTTCTGCGTCTTCCTCCGCTTGAAGTCCATTATGTGCTTGTCTTATCGACTCAAGAACAAGTTGTTCCGAATGGTCGGGAAGTACTACGTCATTAACTGTCATAAAAAGTCCATTGATTTTGTTTAGTGTAATTAGTCGCTAAAAATTCTTTTATGTCGCTATGATGTTTTCTTTCTACGTGTTTTCCGTAAAAATACAAGAACGCAAATATTGCGTTAAAAGCCAACGACATACCCAAGATGAACATTACCACGACTTTGACACCATTACGCGTCTACGAACCGGATACAAGCGATTTATGGCATATCCTAGCGCGTCACTAGCGTGGGTTTGTTCTTTATCTGAAGTTTTATCAATATCATTGCCCTTCCAAACGTTCCGTTCTAAGTCCATAAT